AAGCTTGCTAAGTCAAGACGTGCTGAAATCCAAGATAAAAAGAATAGTATGTAATGGATGAGTAAGCAATGAAGTATCCTGTAGATATTGAAGCAGGGCGTGATTTTGTAGAAAGGATTATGAAGAAAGCACCTGCTATTGGTGGGTTTGGTGGTACTTTTAGAATACCAAGTGGATATGAAAAACCTGTATTAGTTTCTGGTACAGATGGTGTAGGAACAAAGATAAATGTAGCAAGAGTTTTTAATGACTATACTACTATTGGTATAGACCTCGTTGCTATGTGTGTTAATGATGTAATCTGTTCTGGAGCTAAACCATTATACTTCTTAGATTATATTTCTACTGGTAAGATGTCTCCTGTTCTGGATCAGATTATGGAGGGTGTTATTAAGGGATGTGAGATGGCAGAGATGGATCTTCTAGGTGGAGAAACTGCTGAACATCCTATAGCAGGTGGTAGAGGAAGTTCTCTGGATATTGACCTTGCAGGATTTTGTACTGGTATAGTAGAAGAGAGTGAGATAGTAGATGGTAGTCTTATTAAACCAGGTGATAATATTATTGGTATAGAAAGTAGTGGATTGCATAGTAATGGATATAGTTTGATTAATGAGATGCTATGGAGACATCAGATTTATTATAAAGAAACACCTGAGTTGATGACTCCTACTACAATCTATGCTCCTATGATTGAGTGTCTTATGGATGAGTTCCCTATTCTGGGTATGGCACATATTACTGGTGGTGGTATTCCAGAGAATCTTCCAAGGTGTCTTCCTAAAGGACTTAAAGCACATGTAGATTATAGTTCTTGGACACTACCATCTATCTTTAAGAAGGTTATGCTTGCTGGTGAGATTCCAGAAGAAGAAATGAAGAATGTATTTAATCTTGGAATTGGATATTGTTTGGTTGTTCCATTAGAAGTTGCAACTGATGTTGAAATGATGGTACATGGTCACGGATACAAGTCCTGGACAATTGGCGAAGTTGTGGTAGAATAGTAAAAGGTAACTAAAAAATATGACTATTAAGTTATTGCTATTAAAATCTGGCGAAGACATTATTGCCGATGTGGCAGAGATGACAATGGGGGAACCAGATGATCCCAATAATCCTCGTAGAATTATTGGGTATTACCTAAATAAACCTTGTGTCATCAAGATGAGAGACCCAAGAGAACTTGAGCAAGATGGCAGAGAACATAAATCTGGATATTCAGTTTCTTTGTTTCCTTGGATGCCTCTTGCTAAAGATGAGAGGATCCCTATCCCTGCCGATTGGATGATCACAATGGTTGAACCGGTAACCAAACTAGAAGAAATGTATTTAGAGGATGTTGTAAACTATGGACAAGACAATAAAGATACTAGCACTGACGAATCAGCAGACTCTGATTAGTGAGTTAGTAGAGGTTGCTGCTATTGATATAGGAGCACCAGATTGTAAATTAATCAATCCCTTTGTTATTAAAGACGGTGGTGTTTTAGAACCCTATTTACTAAGTGTCACAAGGGACGATACTTTTATGATGAGTTCTGATAAAATACTTACATTGTGTGAGCCCACTCCCACACTTCTTGAAAAATACCTGGACCTTAATAACGAATGAGCGCCTTTTATACCAACGTTCAACTTATCGGGAATCAATTCCTGGTGAGGGGTGTTGATAATGGAAAGAGATATGAGCACAGAGATGAATTCTTTCCAACCTTATTTGTTAAGTCTAAGAAGAAGTCTAAATATAAGACGTTAAACGGAGAATCAGTTGAAACTATTAATCCGGGAACGGTTAGGGATTGTAGGGACTTTTATAAAAGATACGAGGATGTGGAAGGATTCGAGATATATGGTCACGACCGTTATATCTACCAGTATATTTCAGAGAAATATCCTGAGGATGAAATCAAGTTTGACATCAGCAAAATTAAACTTGTTACTCTTGATATTGAAGTTGCGTCTGAGCAAGGGTTCCCTGATGTTGAATCGTGCGAGGAAGAGATCCTTGCTATTAGTATTCAGGACTATACAACGAAGCAGATCATCACTTGGGGAGTTAAGCCGTTTCAGAATAATAGGAGGGATGTAACATACCATCATTGTCCGAGTGAGTATGACCTTTTAAATCATTTCATTAGTCATTGGATGCAGGATGTTCCAGATGTAATTACTGGGTGGAACATTCAACTATATGATATACCTTATATTTGTAAGCGTCTGAGGAGGGTGCTTGGTGAGAAATTAATGAAGCGTATGTCACCCTGGGGACTCTGTAGTGAGGGTGAAATACATCTTATGGGACGTAGGCACACTACCTTTGATGTGGGTGGTGTATGTCAGTTAGACTATCTTGATCTTTATAAGAAGTTTACCTATAAGGCACAGGAGTCTTATAGATTGGATTATATTGCGGAAGTAGAATTAGGACAAAAGAAGTTAGACCACTCAGAGTTTGATACCTTTAAAGATTTTTATCATAAAGGTTGGCAGAAGTTTATTGAGTATAATATTGTTGACGTAGAATTGGTTGATCGTCTTGAGGACAAGATGAAACTGATTGAACTTGCACTTACCATGGCATATGATGCTAAGGTAAATTACAATGATGTTTTCTATCAAGTCCGGATGTGGGATAATATAATATATAATTATTTGAAGAAAAGGGATATTGTTATCCCTCCTAAAAATAAATCACAAAAGAACGAAAAGTACGCAGGGGCTTATGTTAAGGAACCGAAACCGGGACGCTATGATTGGGTTGTTAGCTTCGATCTTAATAGTTTGTACCCTCATCTTATCATGCAGTATAATATCTCCCCGGAAACACTCAGGGAGGCTAGATGTCCCGGCGCAAGCGTTGAGGGGTTTCTAAAGCAAGAGACAAAGATTGGGAGTGAATATGCTACTTGCGCTAATGGAGCGCAATATAGGAAGGACGTGCGTGGATTCTTACCGGAGTTGATGGATAAGATGTATGGGGACCGTGTGGTCTTCAAGAAAAGAATGATTCAAGCAAAGAAGGACTATGAGAAGACCCCCACTAAGGCACTGGAAAAGGAAATTGCAAGATGCAACAACATCCAAATGGCGAAGAAGATATCTCTTAATAGTGCTTATGGTGCTGTCGGCAATCAGTACTTCCGCTATTATAAGTTAGCAAATGCTGAGGCAATTACTATGTCTGGGCAAGTATCTATTCGGTGGATTGAGAATAGAATGAATATTCATATTAATAAAATTTTAAAAACTGAGGATGTTGATTATGTTATTGCTTCTGATACCGATTCCATTTATCTTAATTTGGGTCCTTTGGTTGAACGTGTATACGAGGGGAGAGAGAAAACTAATGAGGGCGTTGTGCGGTTCCTTAACAAGGTGTGTGAAGATGAATTTGAACCTTTTATTGAAAGTTGTTACCAAGAACTGGCCCGGTATGTCAACGCCTATGACCAAAAAATGATAATGGCACGGGAGAACATTGCCGATCGTGGTATATGGACTGCTAAAAAACGTTATATTTTAAATGTGTGGGATAGTGAAGGTGTCAGGTATGAAGAACCAAAATTAAAGATGATGGGTATTGAGGCAGTTAAATCCTCTACACCTGCTCCTTGTAGAACTATGATTAAGGATGCACTTAAAATTATTATGAGTGGAACCGAGGATGATGTAATTGATTTTATTGATCAGTCTCGTAAGAAGTTTAAATCGCTTCCTCCTGAAGAGATATCATTTCCACGTTCTGCATCTGATGTTGTTAAGTATTCAGCACCGTCTACAATATATGCAAAAGGAACTCCTATACATATACGTGGTGCTTTATTGTATAACCATTATGTTAAACAACATAAGTTAGATAATAAGTACTCTCTCATTCAGAATGGTGAGAAGATCAAGTTTTGTTACCTGAAGAAACCTAATATTATTCATGAGAATATTATTTCTTTCATTCAGGATTTTCCGCATGAGATTGGTCTTGACAAGTATATAGATTACGACTTACAATTTGAGAAGTCCTTTGTAGAACCACTCAAAGCTATATTAGATGCGATTGGTTGGAATGTAGAGAAAACTGTAAACTTAGAACTCTTTTTTTCCTG